GCTTTTTGGGAGGGTCAATGGCGTTTAAGATTCTAAAGGACGAAGATAAAGGATTCAATGCCTTTTTTATCGGGATTAAGGAATTGTCCAAGTTTCGGATAAGGGTTGGGATTCAGTCCGACAAAGCGAAGCAACAGCATGGTGATGACGTTGGTCTAACCATGCTCGAGCTTGGCACGATCCATGAGTTTGGGGCTCCCGCAGCGAATATACCTCAACGGTCTTTCATCAGGTCGACGGCTGACGTTAACGAGAACAAATACAAAAAGAAGCTTTCGCGCGTGGTTAAGAGGCTTATTAGAAAGCCCAAGAGCACCACGGTCAAAGGAGAATATCTTGTGGTCGGCGAGGGTGTTCGCAAGGATATCATCAATCGCATAAGGAAGGCTCAAATACACCAGAATTTGGCGGAGTCCACAAAAAGAGCCAAAAAAAGAAGAGCAGGTGGCAAAGTAGAACCTGCGTTGATTGATCAGGGGCTCCTGATTGGATCCATTTCTTCCGAGGTGAGGTCCGTATGACGGAAGAAATACTCACAGATATCTCCGATGCGGTCCTCGATTGCGCGTCCCCTAAAAAGATAACCAGGGCGCTGTCTAGCGCCGTTGTGGAAGGTCGAGCGCAGAAGCCAACGACGTTTACCTTTATCGCGCAATTGTCCGTCCAGCCTATGTCTGGGGCAGAAGCCCAAAGAGAACTGCAGAGATTGCCTGAGGGCCAGAGAACCAATGGCATGGTCAAGGCATATGGGATTACTGAGCTGAAGACCGTAGACACTAGCGAATGCCGCGTCCCTGACCGATTCAAGCATGGAGGAATCGAGTATCAAATAAGCGGTGTCGATAACTGGCACGAGTTGGGTGGGTATTTCAAATATACCGCGACGCAGGTGGGAAGATGATTGTAGAACGTATCACATCACCAACCGTGGCGGTGGCTCCAGAACTCCAACCTGTTGATTGGAAAAAGGCAGATAATGCTGTTTCTGATTGGATAAACAGCGCTATCACTTTGCAGGGTGGGGTCGTATGGGAGCCCTTCACCGCATCCCAACCTGAATATCCCTATGTCTCTCTCTTCCGAAGCACGATAGTCAGCGAAGGAGGAGTCAAAGAAGACAGGTGGCGCACGCTGGACGTTGACGGGAATGTGGTCGTCGAAGGAAGCGCCCTCATCCCATTTGATAACGAGCAACAATCTTACGACCCGGTTAAATTCACCGTGAGTGCGACGGCTCACATGGATCTTGATGCCGGCGGTCGCGACCCGTCCTGTGATTCGATGTTTCTTATGTCTAGGGCCAAGGCGTTCCTGGGACTTCGCTCCATTGTCGATGCATTCACTGCCTCGGGTCTGTCTATAGTCGAGGACCTGGATGTGTTTGATACGAGTGTGGTCATCAATGCCCAGTGGGTACGCAAGGCAACATTGGATGTGATTTTCAGAACCGCATCCGTCATTACCGAAAAAGTTGGATTCTTCGATAAAGTTCATCTGAAGTCAGATTCACTTGATATCGATACCATCGTAGACGCGAGTACTTAGGAGGTAGCTATGAGCTTAGAAGACGTTATTGACATTCAAATCGATCTGCAGACGACCCCCGTATCCAGAGTTGGTTTTGGTATCCCTATGATCATGAGCTCTGAAGCTACTGGTCTTCTGTCTGATACGGCGAAGGTATACGGAACAACTCTGGCGGAAATCACCGCTGATGGATTCGACGTCAACGGAGTGGTGGGGCAGAAGTTTAGCCGACTCATCTCTCAGAATCCGAAAGTGACCAAAGTCGTAATAGGGAAGAGATTGCTCTTGCCTCTCAAAACTTTGACCGTTACGCCTATCGCGAAGAACGACACTGAGTATTCGATTACAATTGCCGGCGTGGGGCCTCTCTCCACTTCTCCGGCGGAGGTGTTTTCGTTTACGTCTGATTCTTCGGCCACAGTGGCGGAAATCACCGCAGGATTGGTCGCGTTAATCAATGGAGGAACACAGGATGTTCTTGCGACGGATAACACGACTACTCTCACGATAGAGAAGGCGGCCTCCCCTGGGGGAGGCGCTACGGCGGGTGTGTCTTTCCGGATGCTGGTGGGTGACCGCACGCTTCTTGAGGTGCAGAACGTTACCGCTGATCCCGGCGTGGGTACTGATTATAACAACATCAGATCGGCAGTTGATGGGAATGATGAATGGTATTCTGTCATTCTCGATAACTCCGGTGAGGCGGAACTCCTTGCTTTGGCGTCGACTGTTGAGACGACTACCAAGATTTTCTTACCCATTACCTCTGATGCGGATTCTCTCACATCTTCGACAACAGATGTTGGGTCGGTGTTGAAGTCGAATAATTATGCCAGGACTATGACTACTTGGCATGCAGACCCAGACAATGGACCTGAGGCCGGATGGGAGGGCAGAGCGCTTCCTTTTGACCCTGGCAGCATCACCTGGAACAATCTTCAGCCGATCGCTGGAGTCCCGGCGTCAAAGTTCAGTACGTCTGAAGAATCGGAGCTGGTCTCTAAAAACGTGAATCGGTTTACCCTCATCGGTGGATTCACGGTGCCTCAGGACAGCAAGACTTCAGGTGGGACTTTTATCGATATCATCAGAGGAAGAGATTTTATCGAGCAGAGGATGAAAGAAGACCTCTTTAAAGCACTTGCTGAGCTCCCGAAGATACCCCTCACTGATCCAGGCATTGCGATTGTCGAAAATATAGTTCGTGGGGTCCTTACTGCCGCCGTTACCCAAGGTATTCTTACGGCAGATCCAGCGCCCACGGTTCAGGTGCCAAAGGCAGCGGACCTGGACCCCAATGATAAGGCAGCTCGTTTGCTGGCAACTGTGACTTTTGATGCGGTACTCCAGGGAGCCGTTCACAACGTTAAAATTCGTGGGGTGATCACCTCGTAAAGGAGAAAGAAATGACAGTAAAAACTTATGATGCCGGACAATTCATCTTAATTTTCGGGGGTGTGTCCGCGAGTGGCTTGAACGACGGTGTGTTCGCTGTCGCTTCTCGAGATGAACCGGCTTTTACCAATGGGTCTGGTTCCGATGGTGAGGGCTGGCGGGCAAAATCGAACAACAGGACTGGGACCATTGTGGTGACCTTGCTTCAAACGAGCTTGGCGAACGATGGTTATTCAGCCATTGCTGCTCTCGATGAAGCGAGCGGAGATGGGGTCAGCCCTATCCTCCTTAAGGATGGGTCTGGGCGTACATTGATCCAGGCTGATACGGCCTGGATTGAGAAATATGCGGATTCCGAATTCGCGAGGGATATCAGTACCCGCGAATGGACGTTCAAAACGGACCGGCTCAATACTTTTGTGGGAGGCAACTAGACATTATATTGACCTCTGGTATAGGTTTGTCTCATGACACAACAAGATTCCGTGAGCGAAACCATCGATGGAGAGACATATCGGGTCAGGCATATCGACCCACTAACAGCTATGGATATCACCGTGGACTTGGGGAAACTGTTCGCCCCAGTCTTCGCGGCCATAGGCGGCACGATTATTGCATCTCCAGACAGCAAAAAGCAACTGAATTCTCTTCTCGACGGGGAAACTTCAGGAGGAGACGGGAATTCCGAGGCGATAGAGCGGTCTATACTGGGTCTTTTCAGCAATCTGAGCAAAGACCAGGTCAGGTTTTTGATCGACACCATGACTCCCGTAACAGAGGTAAAAAAAGGAACAAATTGGCCCGAGCTGGGGCCTATTTTTCCCATTCATTTTCGAGGAAAGCCTGCCTCTCTTCTCAAGTGGCTGGCCTTTGCCATGAGGGTGAACTTCAAGGATTTTTTTTCAAGTATGGGCGCCGTTATAAGTCGCGCCGGCCAACAACTGGGCCAGGGGCAATAACTCTTCCAGAGCATCTTCACAGAAAAGCCCCAATCATGCGTCTTGTCACAAGAGATGTAGCTAAATATCAAGAAATAATGCAGTATTGGGACCTGAATGAGGTCCTTGAGGCCAACGAGCATCTGGATATTCAGGATGATTCGGAATGGCTTGCCCACAGAGTGGCCGAGGCAGAGATAAAAAGAGCAGGGCAAAGGTGATTTTGTGGCGTTGCGGGAATTATTGGTCGAACTTGGCATTAAGGTCGACGATGAAAATGCCGATAAGGTCATCAAAAATATCCGTAGAGGCCTCAAGCGGATGGGCGATGGCGCTGAGAAAGCCAGCAAGAGAACCCGCAAGGCATTAAGTAGAATAAAAGATAGCTTTAGTGGTGTAGCGAAAGTTGCCGCTGCCCTGGGGGCTATTTTCATCACTGGAAAGCTTGGCCGAGGACTTTTCTCCGTCGTCACAACAGCTAGCGATGCAGTAGAAACTGCCAATAAATTAGGAGAGGTCTTTAAGGATCAAACACCGAGTGCTGTTGCTTTCGGAGAAGAGTTGTCCAAAAGTATAGGGCAAAGTAATATTCTCATACAAGAGTCAACATCTCTTTTTGGTTCTTTAATAAGGCCAATGGTTGATACTTCAAAAACAGCGCTTGAACTATCCTCAGCTTTCGTCAGGTTAGCTTTCGATGCCCAATCTTTTGAGAATGTACCGGTGCAGGAAGCTATACTTGCCTTAAGATCAGGAATTGTGGGTCAAAGCGAACCGCTATTGCGATTTGGTATTGATACAAGAATTGCCACTTTGGAGCAATTTGCTCTTGCAGAAGGCATGAATAAAACGTTCAAGGAAATGAACAACCAAGAAAAAATCGTATTGCGCTTGTCATTGATAATGAAGCGGATGGGGCAAAAAGGAGCGGTAGGAGATGCCGAGAGGACAGCACTTCAGTTCGCTAATAGATTGAGAGCAGTTAGTGGCGCCTTTATTGATTTGGCGGGAGACGTAGGCAAACAGTTTTTACCTTTAGCGAAAGAAGTGGCCACGGTATTAATTGATTTTGCAAACACCGCAGGTCCCGGGTTAAATAAGGCAGCCAAGAGTATGGCGCGTAGTATGCGTGTTCTTTTCGGGCTCTTGATGGGAACTATACGTGCGATGAGGGTTTTCATTGGTCTCATCGGTGATTCAAATAAAGCCTTACTTGGTCTTTCGGTGGTTACTCTCGTGCTTGGGAGGTCCTTTAAGAAGATGGGCGTTCAAGCGACTAAAGCAGCTCTAATTACACGTTTGGCATGGTTGAGGACTTTTCTTCCTTTTGTACTACTAGCGGCTGCAGTATTGCTCATTATCGATGATCTTCAAGAGATGGGAAGAGGAGGGGATTCCGTCTCAGGTGAATTAATTAAAGCCTTTCAGCGCATAGGTCCGAAGATAAGAGAAGAACTTGCAGAACTAAAGGATGATTTCTTCAAATGGTCTGATATACTGGCACCCTTTTCTACGGGATGTTTGGTAATCTCGGCACTCTTCCTGTGCTCCTCCAGATTGTTCGCATCG